TGATTCCATCAAACTGTGGTACATTCCGTCTCCCAAAAGACTGTTATCCAAGACTACAACTGCAATCACACGAGGTTCAACCACGATGTGGACTACAGGATCTCATGAGTTTGTTGTAGGAGACTTGATCACAGGTCAGAACTTTCTGGCAACAACGTACAATGTGGATCAGACCGTTACTGCAGTAGGAGCAAACACGGTTACTACAGACTTAGACTCTACAGGTCTGGCAGATCCTACCAGTTATGGAACCATCGAATCACGGTTCGATTTCTACACAGGATGGGATGAGTACCTCATTGTTGATTCTGCAATCAAGATGCTTCTCAAGGAAGAGGCAGATGTAACTGCACTTCTTCTTCAGAAGAACCAGTTGACAGAAAGAGTCATTACAGAATCACAGAACCGGGATGCAGGAGAACCACAAGTGGTCACAGATGTGGTTTCCTATGAACAGTTTTATTACGCATGAGACAGAACTTCACTCAACTCTATACAGGAGATGCTCCTGTAGACCAAGTGCAGTCCTACATTGGAACTGCATTGCAACCCTTGTTGTCTCTGCCTTTTTCTGCAGGAAACAGGGTGCAGGATGTGGAGTTGGGATCTGCAGACACCTATGTCTCACATGGTCTGGAAACAACTCCTGAAGGGTTCATCGTGCTCAAATCAAATGCTGCTCAAGTAGTATTTGAGTCAAGCACCATCAATAGTAACCCTAATCGGTTCATGATCCTCCAAGCAGGAGGAACAGTCACAGTGGATCTCTTCTTCTTTTAGCCTATGTCTATAACAAACGGAACAAACATAACAAGTATTGAGAAACCTGCAGTTGGTATAGACACAGGACCAGGATGGGCAACTGCACTCAATAACTCCCTTGATGCAATAGATAATCACGATCACACCACCAACAAGGGTTCAAGGATTACTACTGCAGCATTGAATATCAATGCAGACTTGGAATTCAACGAGAATCAGTTGACAGAGGTGAAGGGAGTTGTTTTATCAACAAGTAATGCATCTTCCACCAATGCTGCAGTCTATGCAAATTCTTCAGGAAATCTGTTCTGGAGGAATTCCTCTGGAGTTGCAGTCCAGATTACAGATGGGTCCAGTGTGAAGTCTGGTGCAGGTTCTATAGACAATATGGGATCAGATGCAGGAAATCAGGCAGGAGCAGCGTATTCTGATACTTCCAAGTCTTTCAGTTTCTTTGAGGATCAGGGGAACTCTGACATGGGGAAGATGAATCATGCAGATTTAAGTCTTTACAAATATTCAGGTGACAATAGTGCAGATACTGATTATGTGATTCTACAGACTGCATCTTCTGTCTCTGGAGCAGGAGGAACCATCACAGTCCCTGGTGAGACAGGGACCATGTTGACTTCTGCATCTGTAGTTTCTGACATTTCAGTCACCTCGACAACTGCATCAAAACCAGTGTTCACATTGGCAAACAATGCTGATGATGCAACTTCTGCCATCCTTAATCTGAAAAATCTCCGTGGTGGATCAAATGCCGGGGTTGCAAATGACGATTGTGGGACCATTCAGTTCTATGGAAACGATGCTGCCAATAACAACCAAGTTTATGCAAAAGTCCTGGCAGAAGTATCAGATCCAACATCAGGAGGAGAAGAAGGTAAGCTCAGTTTATTTGTTGCAGAATATGATGGCACCAACACGGCAGGCTTAATCCTGACTGGCACGGATACCGATGGAGAGGTTGATGTGACGATTGGAGCAGGAACGGCAAGTGTTACTTCAATTGCTGGAACTTTGGACCTTGGAGATCGGGATATCACGAGTGTTGGTGATATTAACTGTGATTCTATAAGTGTTGATGATGCAGCAGTTGGGTTGGATTTAGTTTTTGGAGGAAACAACACACTAAACAAAATTACGTTAACTGATAATCTTGCGGATGCATTAAATATAACGGAATCATCGAATTCCTACATAAAATTTAACACAACAAATTCCAGTGAGCAGATTGTTTTTGGTCAAAATTCAACATTCAATGGGACCACAATTGCGGATTTAGGTACTGTCACCACTGCCGACATTAATGGTGGCACCTGGCAGGGAACTATTGATGGATCTTGGACAGCAGCATCACAGACTTGTGCGGATCTTGGTAGTGTAACCACTTGTGACATTAATGGCGGTACTATTAATGGAATTACGGATCTTGCAGTGGCAGATGGCGGGACAGGTTCTTCAACTGCATCTGGAGCAAGAACAAATCTTGGAGTGGTTAATGTCCCATCTAATATCGTTTGTTATCGAGCCAGCGGAGAATCCACACCGTCAGGATGGTCAGAATATACAACTGGCAGAGGAAGAATGATCGTGGGTCTTCCTTCAGGTGGAACTGACGGAGGAACAGTTGGAACTGCATTCACAGATGCACAGGATAAATCCTCCACGTTGTCACATTATCATGCGATGGGAGTTGATTCACAGGATAGCTACATTAGTCTGCAATCAGATGGCGGTTATGGATCGTCGGGCACTTTTACCAGAGATGGATATGCAGGAGGGGCAACATCTACACAAGCTTCTATTAATAATAATATTACCAGTTCAACCTCAGCAGGGACCGTCTTGACCAGCAATTTTTTGGCTTATATCCAACTCATGACCATCAAAAAGGATTAAAAAATGAAATCAATTAAACTCCAAAATACTAAAATTCAAAGCATCATCATTAATTCTTTATCTGATAAAGAAGGATTTATTTGTAATGTCACTTATGCGGTTTGTGACGATGCTGGTAATCCTGCTATGCATTCATCTTCACAAAGATTCACTACTGAAACTGAAAATGCAGTCAAACTTTTGAGTGCTGATTCGTCAAAATTGGTTACAGATTTTGCAAACGCAATGCAACAAAACATGAATGCAAAAGAAGAATTATGATTTAGAAAAAACAAATCCTTTTCCTACTGCATTGGTTCCGAATGCAAAGGATCTGGATGATGTTTTTGAGTCTTGGAAAGAAGTAGGGTTAACACCAACAGAAGTTTCAGAAGATGATCTGATTTCTGAGATCAAGATTGAAGCTGGCAAACACAATGGGGAATTAAACTGGTCAGTTGAAAAAGCGGATGGAATCCAGACTTTGGGACTGATGGCAATCACAATGCGATCCATGTTTCAGGAATATTTGCAGGATGGTGGCAGACACAAACTCGCAAAGGATTCGCCAGATACTAAAATCGCAATTCAATTGTCAGACAACAAAGTGCAAATTGCATACGATCACACACAGATGACTACGGTAAAAGGTGTCTTGATGGCATCACTTTGGAAAATTTTAGAAGAAACAGAAAAGGAAGGACATCCTTTGGATAAATTCACAGGTGAACTAAGTTTTGAGGTAAAAGAATGAAAACCCTAAAAATCTACTGACATGAGCAACAAACTGGAAGAAGTACAAAAAGAAATTCATCACATCAAGGATGAACTGGCAAAAGTACCTCCTTTGGAGCAACGTCTTCATAGGCTTTTAGGAATGGAAGAGATCTTATTAATTCAACAAGAAAAAGAGAAGAAACCTGATCTCAAAGTTGCACAAAAATAATGCCTCTCCAGAAAGCACTGGTTCCAGTTGATATTGTCTCAGGACTTGACACCAAGACTGATTCAAAACTGACTGCAAAACTGACAGATCTGCAGAATGGTAGATATACTGTAGGAAGTCAGATCTCCAAACGTCTTGGGTACACATCCATGTCTCAGGATATTGCAGGATCAACTTCCAAACTCACTTCAGGAGATGGTCTTGCAGCATTTCAGGATGAGTTGTTGGAGTTCAGTGAATCAAAACTCTACTCGTACTCCAATGGAATAGAAAAGTGGGTTGACAGGGGTTCGTATCTTTCTCTCAAAGTAGATGCACTAGATGTTGTCAGAAACACCTCTGAAGTACGGAATCAAGACTCCTGTATTGCATCTGGTCTGATTCTCTATGCATGGGAACAGTATGACCAAGCAGGAACTCTGGAAGGAGTCTATGCATCTGTAATTGATCAAACCAGTGGTGCAGTTCTGCAATCTGAGACATTAATAGATTCTACAGCAGTCAACCCCAGATGTGTTGCAATTGGTCCTAGTCCCACCTTGGTTTATGTGGACACATCCTCAAGTCCCAATGTTGCAAAATGTGTTCAGGTTGACATAGAAGACCCAGCTACTTTTAAATCAACAAATACTTTGGTTTCAGATGTCAAAGCATCTGCACCGTTTATAGATGTGGCACAGTACAGTACAGACCCCTCCACAGGTTCTGCAGTGTTTGCCTACAACAATAATGCAACAACTTCCGTAGGGGTAGGATATATCAACAATGACGGTATTGTGGGATCACCCGGAACTGGATTCCCCGGTGTAGCAGTATTGTCCTCCTCTGATGCAACCAATGGAGTTGCAGTGACCGTGGACACGGTAAATACGTCAAATGACACTGTGAACCGTGTTTATGTAGCCTACTTCTCTACAGGATCATCTCAGGGTCTGGTCTTCAAACGTCTGACTTCAATTCTTACTTTAGAAGACACAGAGACTATCCAAGGAACTGCAACACAAATTGATGGATGCAGTCTGCTTATCAGACAGGATGGAGACCTCCAGATCACTTATACTCTGAATGCAGCCAACACCTATGATCATTTGATCAGAACTGCAGTTTATGACCCTGCTGCCAGTGCAGTAACAAGTGCAGCAGCAGATCTTAAACTGAGTGTAGGACTTGCATCCAAGATGTTTGAGTACAACTCCAAGATCTATTTCATTGCAGTCCATGACTCCACGTTGCAACCCACCTATTTTGTGATGGACACCACAGGGTTGATCGTTGCAAAACTTCTGGCAGGAACTGCAGGAGGACTTCCGAATAAGTCTTTGATGCCTAGTGTGGTCTCAGGAGATACAGGTCTTTATGAATTTGGAGGATTGGTAAAAACCCGTCTGATTTCCAAGAATAATGACCTCTATTCATTGGCAGGGATTTCCAGAATGGAAATTGACTACACCTCCGTTGAAAGGTTTGAATCTGCAGAGTTAGGAGAGAATCTTCATGTGGGAGGAGGATTTGTGTCCATGTATGACTCTCAGGAGATCACAGAGATGAATTATCATCTGTATCCTGAGAATATTACTGCAGCAGTCTCAGCAGGAGGAAGTCTTACTGCATCAAAGGCATATCAACATCGTGTGATCTTTTTCTGGACAGATGCACGGGGTCAAATTCATAGAAGTGCTTCTTCTGTTGCAGTAAGTTCAGACACCACTTCTTCCAACAAAACAATCACTCTGACGATCCCCACATTACGTCTGACACAAAAGACAGGAGTGCTCCTTGAGGTTTATAGAACAGTGGGAGATGGGACTGTGTTCTTCAAAGTAGGACAGGTTGCCAATTCAACAACTGCAAACTCAGTGTCCTTTGCAGATGCAGGAGCAATCAGTGATGCAGATTTGATTGCAAAAGAATCACTCTACACCACAGGAGGAGTGCTTGATAACTTTGCTCCTCCCTCCTCTTTAGTAATTGCATCCTACAAGAATCGTTTGGTCTGTGTCTCTTCTGAGAATCCTAAAAAATTGGTTTATTCCAAGAAGAGGACTCCTAAATCTCCAGTAGAGTTCACAAATGTTTTTGAGATTGTTCTCAATAAGGCACAGAGGGTCACTGCACTTGCAGAGTTTGATCAGAAACTGATGATATTTGAACCAGATCAGATATTTTATCTCACAGGAAATGGACCTACAGACACAGGATCTCAGGATGATTTTTCACCTCCTCAGTTGGTCACAGGAGATGTGGGATGCCAGAACACAAACTCACTGGTTCTGATGCCTTTGGGACTGATGTTTCAGTCGAAGAAAGGGATTTATCTTCTCAATCGGTCACTAGAGACAGTTTATATAGGAGCAGATGTTGAAGCATACAATAACCTCACCATCACCTCTGCAGAACTGATAGAGAATGAGAACCAGATACGCTACCTCACATCAGATGGGAGGTGTCTGGTTTATGACTACTATTATGGGAAATGGTCCACATGGACAAACCATAATGGAGTTGGAGCAATTATATGGAATGCAACTGGAGATTATGTGTATCTCAGAGCAGATGGAAGGATCTTCCAACAATCTTCCACATCCTACAAAGACGGGAATGATCCTATAGAACTCTCACTGACTACTGCATGGGTCAAAACCAATGGGATTCAAGGGTTCCAGAGGGTCAGAAAAGCATTTGTTCTGGGAGACTTCAAGAGTGATCACACAGTCAAAATGGAAGTAGGATTCAACTATGCAGATTTCTTCAATGAAACACATACCTTTGACTACATCTCTGCATTGAGTGTTGAAGAGTTTGGAGACTCCTCTCCTTATGGATCAGAGGGATTCTATGGTACAGGATCTGGAGTTGCAGATGGGGTCTACCAGTTCAGAGCACATTTGGCTAAACAGAAATGCCAATCAATCAGATTCCGTATCTCAGACATAGAAGAAGTCAATCCTGCACAAGCCTACTCTGTATCCTCTCTGATGTTGGAAATTGGACTCAGAGATAATGGCATGAAACTACCAGCACAAAAATTAGTATGATGAATCAAACAAACCCCGGTGGGTTGACAGATGATGAACTCCTGAGACTTGCAAGACTGCTTCAACAAACCAGAGGTGAGGGTCTCGCATTCATCAATCTTGGAGAAGCAGAGATGCTCAAGGATGCAGGAGGATCTGGGGAACCGATACAGGGGACCCAAGGGTTTGGTGTGGGTGGTGGACCTATACGGAGTTATGATACTGATCCTGAAGGTACTAACTCAAGTACATCAAGTACATCAAGTACATCAAGTACATCAAGTACGACTGATTTGGATGCACCTGTAGGAGGAGATAGACATGATATACCTACAAAGGATGACAATTACGGAGGATATGGGTCAAAACAGGCACAGGATGTCGCATTACGGACCCAAGCATCAGAAGATAAAGACAAAAAACAACAAAAGGCACCACCTCCTCAATATGGTCCTGACCTCGATGGGAATATGCATTCCAGCCAAGCAGGATTGGATGCAGCAAATAGGGCAATTCGGTTAAGGAAGGCAAGGGAGGCAATTACTGCACAGGCACCTAATTTCCAAACAGACACAGATTTTGCCACATGGTATGCAGAAAATGCT